TCTGTTTTCTTTTCCATTTAAATTTTCCTTTTCCCTTAGTTTTCTTAGGTGGCTTTGTAATTTGTTGTCTAACACTAGACCTACTAATCATAACCGTGACCAACTACTTGACCACCTGACATGCGATAAGTAATTGATCCACCTTTTTTGTAGCCTTTTACTTTGCCACCACCTTTAGCATATCCCATTTTATTGCGAACTGGAGTAGGAAGCTTTGCTAGGCCGGGATTGTTTGGAGCTTTAAGAGAACCACCCATATTCTTTTTTACTATTATACCACCTTTTTTCTTAGGTACAATATCTCTATCATCTTTCATATTTTTAATTTTTGATTTTAATAGTTCTACCTCTTGTGATTTATTAGCAATAAATTTAATTTTATCTTTACCTTTAAAAGAATCACGTTTATTTTTATACTCTTCTAACTTTTTCATACTTCTAGTAAGTTCTCTACCCAAATCATTCTGTCTTTTTGCATTTACTTTAGAACGTGGGATATTTCCCGAAGTAGGTTCACCAGTCCCTACTAATTTTTTTGTGCCTGATGAATCAGGAGTCGCAGCAGTAGCTGGTGTCATAAGATCAGAAGCAGTATTTCCTTCATCTTGACGAACTTTATCAGTAGGTTTTTTTCTATACTTACGTTTTGGTTTAGATTTTTTTCTTGTTACCATACGCATTAATTTACTAGCAGCACTCATAATTACGGACTCCCCGGTGTAATTGTATCAGGACCACCCGCAGGTGAGGCAGCAATTGCCATGTCATCCTGACGTGTCCTTCTAGCTTGGTTTCTTAGTGTAATAATGGCTGCTTCATACTGAGCTTGCCATGCTGGTATTGTACTCCAGTCCTTCATGTACATAGTAACTTCCATCATTGCAGCATAGAACAAAGCATCAAAACAGTAATTAGTAAAATAATTTGCTGTAGTAACGCTTGTGCCTGTAGCAGAAGCCAAGGCTAATGGTTGGGAAGCTGTTTGTATTTCTCCTGTTAGTGTGGATACAGGAGTTGGTACAATAAAAATAGAAGTGTTATTCTTACGTGAGTAATAACGTGGCTCTCCTGTAGAAGCACTTACAGGCCAGTAGTCATTACAATATTCAATTGTTCGTTGCAGTAGATTTGTTTTACTACCTGCACTTGTTGTAAAGTTTACATTACGAACTATACGTACTCTATCATTTAGACTTACAACCGCATTACCAGCAGTAAGAGTAATAGCCGAATACTCATCTAGCCCTGAGTCATCAATATCTTTTGTTAGACGTAGCTCTGCTCTGCTAATGAAACTAGGTATCTCATTAGTAAATTCAGTACCATCATTCTCAGAAGTATTAATTAAGGCTGTTTTTAAATCAGAGTATGTAGACATTGTTAGCCTACATATAATGTAATGGTTGGGAGCATAGCAGCGGCACCTGAAGTTGCAAGGCTTACAATTCCAAATACACCTACACCCATATCTCCTACATAAGTATCTTGTGAATCAGTAGCACCAACACGCCATCGAATAGCTGTACCTGCTGCTGTCTTATTCGTAATCTGTTTAGTACCTTTAATAATAATGTCTCCAACAATTGTGGAGTATACGTGCATAGCCATGACACGGGTATGTGATGGCGTAGGAGTACTCCCTGTGCCTTCATCTCCAAGTGTTAGGCCGGTATCTACGTAACGAAACCCTGTGATAATAGCACCATCGGTACTTACATTTTGTGCTACTTTAATATTTGTTGTCATAATAACTCCCTTATAAGTATGAGAGGAGTAGCTTGTACACTACCCCTCTCAACTATCTTATCAGCCAGCAGAACCGTACCATCCACGCCAATCAGAGACACCGAAGCTATAACGCTCACGGGCTTTGAATCGCAGATTGCCGGTATCAAAATCAGGCTCCATTTTAGTCTGAAGCGGAGAACGGACGAACATCTTCGTTCCGTTAGGCACATCAGTCTTAACAAACCACGCATCAGTATCAGTGAAGCGACGGTTAATGTAGTAGCCTTCAGGGACCATACCCATGTTACGAATAGCGTTGATAGCATTCGTATTGGGGTTGGCACTGGCTGCACTCGTTCCGGTGTTGCCGGGGCTGCTGAGAATCTTATCAGCAACGGCCCAGTAATCAACGGGAATGTGCAAAGAAACTACAGAAGCACCAATCAGAATACCACGATCATCTTTGGTTTTCTGAGCAGTGGTCAGTGCAGTCTCAAGGGTTGCTTCTGACAGATCAGCCGCACCAAGAAGGTTTGACTGGAGACCATCAGAAATGGTTGGATGAGATGCAGAGAAGAAGGCAGCACCATCACCAATGGTATCAGAGAAACCATTGTTGTAGATGTTTGCCGCTTTAACCTGCTTGGTGTTCGCCATCGCCCGTGCAAGACCTTTCGCACGAAGTTTCGCAAACGTGTCATACAGGTTATCTTCCATAGCTTCTTCGGTGACAGCAAAGGCAAGAGCTATCGTCTCAGCCGTATAACGGGCTGAATAGCTTTCCTGTGCGTCATCATAAGAAACAGAAGCACCTTCACCCTTAGTGGGTGCAGTACCGAAACCAGTGAAGAGTACTTCTTCTTCAAAGGCACGATCTGAGTTTTCTACTTCAAAGAGAGGCTCATGTTCGTTGTTTACCTCTCCATACTCCATTCCAAAAACAGCGTTTAGACCGGGAAGGAGTTCTTTGCTAATACTAGCTCTATTAATAGCCATAATAATTCCTTCCTATCAAGCTGTTGATGCCGTAGCAGTTACGAAACGATCACGGTGATGGTTGAGCCATACTTCAACGATTGGATACGCATCCGAATCTTTCTCGTCTGGGTATTTAGCTTTACCAATTACACGAACCGCAGCCGCTGCTTCAGTGCCTGACGCACCGTCAAGGTAGTAACTAGACTGACCTGTGACTGTACTTCCTGAACTTGCAGTGGAACTAACTGTTACATTATAGTTTTTGACAATTGCCAACTCAGCCGCTGAAAGCGACAAAGAGGCTTGGATGTAATACGTCTGATCTGGATCAGTGATTACAAAGAATTTAATATCCGTGGCACTCAAGCCCCCGTTCCAATGGCGGGAAAACTTCTGCTCTCCATTTTCTACATATTGGCAACCCATGAAAACCCCAGAAGGTTTTAGTGTTGCTGCAATGTAAGGCGAAATCGTTGCAAAGTTTGCACCCGGAAGAACTACCGGATCGCCTGTGAAAATGTTATTAGTGGGCGACTGGGCCTGACCCGTTGAAGTCAACGTAATCATGTCAGTCACGGCTTCGTTATTGTAGCCACCACTCTTTTTACGAGCAGGAATGAAACCACGAAATGCTTTAGTAGTAGACATTGTTTCATCTCCTTGTTAAGAAGAAAGCTAGTTCTGAAAAGAAGGTCGCCTTCCTCGTGTTGTTACCGATTTACTTGTGTTAGAGATAGGCATACGAGAATCAGAGTTTTTCATAAGCTGGGCGTTTACTGCATCCATCATATCATTTGCTTTGTTTTCATAATGCTTTCTCCGGGCATTTACCTTGCCAGCTGGCATTTTAGCCAATGCTAAGTCTCCACGACAGACTGTACCAAGGTAACGGCCTTCATCCCTCACGAAGGATGTAACAGCCATTTCGGGAACTTCATCAGGAGTTACGAAAATCCATCCTGCCTGTTGTTTCTTACCAACATTAGTGATGTCGTCTTGACCTTTTAACGATATACGCAGCCAACGAAGGGCCATACCTTCACTGTCGTAACGTGCTTTTACTACCTCTGGGATAGTGAGGGCATCGGGTTCCTCATAGGTCCATTGATCTTCTCGTAGATTTTGTTCTCGTAGGTTGTCACTACGTGTTTCATTTCGTGTTGTATCCATTTTATTCTCCACGCTGTTATTTTATATCTGTATAATCGCCGTCAGCTTGATGTACTTTAAGCTTTTGAGCGGCATACGTTTCAAGAGGTATATTCCATTTTTGGGCAAGTCTTAAGTCTTCTTGCGAAAGCTTAATCTTTTTCCTAGAACTCGGAGAAGAGCGAGAACTCCCCGACACCACTTGAGCAGGACTTGACGCAGTTTCCTGAACACGTTCTTTGTCTTCTTCAAACTTATGTGGAAAAGACGTTTTAATTCGGTTATCAATTTCTTGATAAAAATCATTATCACTTGGATCATATCCTTCATTCTTTAATTCTGAATCAATAGCAAGTGCAGCCGCAGTCATCACATTGTCTTTACCAAACCAATCATTATCTGATGCCCACTGTTCTGCTTTAGGATCAGACACTGCCTGTGGAACCTGCTGCTGTTGTGCCACTGGTGTGGCTTCACCATGTGCCACAGCTTGCTGTTCTTTCTGTGCATAACGTGCTTTAGCACTATTGACTGCTTTTAAATCACCCTGTGCTTCATTTAACATTTCTTGAGCATTAAGAAGTTTTTCTTTTTCTCCTTCATCAAATGCTTCGAGGTAGACTTCTCTTGCTAATGCTATCTTATCTGTTAGCTGCTTCTCTGACATAGCAAGAGTACGTTTACCCATACTCTGTACTTCATTCTCTTTACCCAATAACTTTTTATTTAGTTCTTCATTCTGTATTTGTAAAGATGCTACTTGTTCTTCTCGTTCTTTTCTTTGTTTAACAAGTTGTCTAATTCTTTTTTCTGCACCAGCCGTTTCAATTCCTTCAAGTTCTTTAGGCTCTTCATCTTTGACTTCATCTGCTTTAACTTCTATTTTAATATCTTCTTCAGTCTCCTGATTAACTTCAGGCTCTTCAATTTCATACTCTACTTCACCTTGGGATACTTCTACAGTACTCCAATCATTCTCTTCTGCCATTATATTCTCCGTTGCTTACGAGACAAACGCCTTACGTAATAATTTATTGTTATACTATTATACCATACTTATTGGCTTATCACAAATCAGTTAGAGCCTTTTCCTAAATTAAATGTAGGATCAAGATTTTTTGGATCACTGACTCGCATAAT